CATACCAGCCGCCGCCGCTATTGCATCTTTAGCAGCCGTAACGGTTGTAGCTACTAAAGCGTTAAAGGCATTGTCTCCCGAAATAGCCGCGCTCATTAAGGGCGGCGCGTCATTTTCCGACGTGCTTACAGTATTGCAGGAAAACTTTAAGGGTGCCAGCGACGACGCAGCTAACAGCGCGGCCGGTGGTTTTGCCAAACTTAAAATAGCTGTAGACGAAACCATAGAGGGCATAGGCGAAAAGCTAAGCCCTGCCATAGATTATTTACTACCGGGCTTAACCAAAATAGGTGAATGGGCGCAAGATAACACCGGCTTTTTAGTTATCATTGCGGCCGTTATCGGTACGGTTGCTGGCGCTGTAGTTTTAACAACTGCTGCTATGGCAATATGGAACGCCGCAGCAATCATTACAACCGCTATAAATGCTGGCCTTGCGTCATCATTTTTTGCCGTACAAATCGCAACCGGTATCGGTATTGTTACCGCCATTGCCGGTATCGCCGCTATTGCAGCTGGCGCTATCAAGTTAAAAGGCATTTTAGATAAAGCGGCGAAAGCACCTAAACCAGCTAAAACACCACCGCCAATAGATTTAGGCCCCGGGCTAGCCGAACAAGAAGCCGCACAAAAACGACTAACAGAAACCAATAAAAAAGCAAAAGCCGCCGCCAAAGCCCTAGCCGAAGAATTGGTAAAACTTAAAGACACTTTACGGGAAGAAATGGTAGCCGCGTTAGAAGCCGCCAATACCGTACTAAATGACGCCATAGAAAAATTTAACGATTTTGCTACTTCAATTTCCGACGCTGTTAAATCGTCGTACAGTTTTAGCGACGCCCAACAATCGGCCAGCAACAACTTACAAGCCGTTGCGCAAGCGTCCGACGACGTTGCTAAAGCTCAAGCCGCTGTAAATAAAGCATGGCAAGGCAGCGACCCCGAAGCCTTAACGGCCGCCTACGACGATCTAGCGTCTGCTAATGAACGGTTAAGAATTACCCAAAACGCCCCACTAACTTTTATGGAAAACTTGCGAAAGCAAGCCCTAAAGGTTAAAGATTTTGGCGTACTAATTAACCGCCTAGTAGCTGGCGGCCTATCCGAAGTGAACCTACAGCAAGTGTTAGCAGCTGGCGTAGACGCTGGTAGCGCAATCGCCACCGAACTTTTAAGCGGTGCCGGTAACATTCTAGAGGCAAACAACCTAACGGCAGACGTACAAAGCATCGCAGACACCGTAGGAATAAACAGCGCCGAAGCGTTTTACCAAGCCGGGATAGACGCAGGCGAAAACCTAGTAGCCGGTATCGACTCGGTAGTACAAAACTACTCGATAAGCCTTAAAGGGATTAAAAGCGCCGCAGGTGTTGGCTACCTTACTAGCGGCTTTAGAAGCGAAACCAGCAACCTTATGGGCGGCGGCGCTGCTAACCCGCTAGCCAATTTCAACGTGGGCGGTATCGCCACGCTAGCCGACGGCGGGATAGTAAATAAGGCGACTCTAGCAATAATTGGCGAGGGCAACGGCCCCGAAGCTGTCATACCGTTAAGCCAAATGGGCAATTTTGGCGGCGATACAAACGTAACTATTCAAGTAAACGGCGGCGACCCGCAAGCCGTAGTAGACGCCCTACGCCGCTACATGCAGCTTAACGGCTCGGTACCTATTCGAGTATCGGCCTAATGCCCTACACGACGCCTACCGTAAACTATTGCGCAACCCTAGACGGCACCTACACGTCTTTAACAGGCATTCAATCGGTATCTATTAGCCGCGGCCGCCAGCGTTTCTCGGACAATTTTACCCAAACAAGTTGCGTAATAGATTTAATACCCGCCGCTACTTATGCCGTACCGCTAGCGGTAGGTCAATTTATAGACGTACGTACAACCAATTCGGGTAGTTCCCCGGCGTATTTTGTAGGCACCATTACCGACGTGCAGCGCCAGTATTCCATACCGTACAACACGGTAAGCGGCGTGGCACCCGCCGACAGGATCACAATTACAGCAACCGGCGCAATCGGGGCAATAGCTAAAAATACCGTTAATGCTGACTTTATAGTAAATACTTTTTGCACAGACTCGATAGGTCAATTAGGCGTAACTATATTGGTTCGTTGCGACCCGGTAGGCGGGGTATCTAGATTTCCGCGCAACTCGACTAACATTTTATCGGACTTTCAGGTGCTAGATGTAATAAACCAGCTGCTACGAACTGGCCAACTTTTCCTAGACGATCTAGATAATTTACGAACTACCCGAGTGACTTTCTACGGCACCGAAAAAAGCGCCGCAACTACTTACGCACAAGGTCAAGGCGCAACTACTTACACGTTTACCGACACGGGTAGCGGTTTTGCGTTTAACGACGTGCAATTTCTTAGCTCGGTACAAAACACATTTACGCAAGTACAAGTAACTTCTACAGGGCTAGTAACGACACAAACGGCAAGTAGCGGCGCGGCCCCATATAACACCCTTGTATACGACACATACAGCGAAAGCGAAGCAAACGCCCTAAGCCTTGCCGGGTACATAATTAACATGCAGGCAACCGCTACAGCTGTACCGTACTCAATATCAACTAACACAATGGCTGCCCCGACTTGTACTAATCTCGCCATGCTTTCGACAACCAGCGTTTACACCGACCCGTCGGCAACCATGACCCTCGGATCAGCGGTATCGGTCACGTTCCGCGGGACAACAGCAACGGCCACTATTCAAGGCATAAACACCACGTTTTACCCTGATTATGCTACGGTACAGTTGTTTTTATCGCCGTCGTTGGGTACACCGTTTACGCTTAACTCAACTACTCTCGGCGTTTTAGACCAAAATAGATTAGGTTTCCCATAATGGCAGTTAAAACTTTTACAGCTGGCGAGGTATTGAACGCTAGCGACACCAATACATATCTAGCTAACGGCGGTTTAGTGTATGTCAAATCTACAACCGTCGGCGCAGGCGTAGCAAGCGTTGCTGTCTCTAGCGCATTTTTAGCAGATTACGACAATTACCTAATAATTTACACAGGTGGTGTTTTAAGCGCGGCAACAAACATTAGATTACAACTTGGCGCAACAACAGCAGGCTATTATTTTAGTTTTATTTATAATCCTTACAGCTCTGCAACTGTGTTTGCAAATGTGAACGATAACAACGGAGCTATTTTTAGTTTTGTAGGTGCAGGGAACACAAACTACGCCAGATTAACTGCCAACGTTTACAACCCTTTTACAGCACATAGAACTGCTATTGCTACGCAATACTCAGACGCATCTAACGGTGGTACAGGCAACGGCTATTTAGACAACGCTACTTCCTACACTGCTTTCACTTTGTCACCTAGTACTGGCACAATGACAGGCGGAACTATTACCGTTTACGGATACCGAAAGGCATAACCCATGACACGACCACTAATACAAATAGACGATGTAGCCAGAGAAATGACCGAGGACGAATACGCAGCGCTACTAGCTACAGGGTGGACACTCGAGGCATCAAGTGAAGAATAGCCTAATTCTATTGGTGTTTTTAGTGTCGCTAACAGCATGCGCCGATCGTGTACGCGAAAATTGCGACACTACAAAAGCAAACGGAACATACGAAAGTAAATGCGCATGAAACTAGAAAACAGACTTAGCAACGAAGAAATAAAAGCACGATTAATCCTTGTGGTAGGCGTATGCCTATCGAGCGCGTTTCTATTCTCTATTGTTGCCTTGCTCTACGGCCTATTGTTTGTAGTACAACCAACTGAACAAGCGCCTAACGATAGTGAAGCGTGGGCCATTCTGTCCCCCATGCTTATGACACTTGCCGGTGGCCTTATTGGCTTGCTAGCTGGTAACGGCCTTAAAGACAAACCAAAAGACCCGCCAGCACCGTGACAAACCGCCCATACCCTTACTACCCCGCGTACGACGGCGGTAAAGAGACACCCGGCATACGCAAGTTCGTAGATTTAATGGGCAGGCGTTACGGCTGTACGTCGTTAGGCACCTATGTAGTACGCAATATGCGAAACGACGCTAACCCCCCGCAGCTATCCGTACACGCCACCGGGGCGGCCGCCGATGTTCAATACAAAGACGAAAAGCAAGCGCGCGCTATTTGGGACTGGTTGCTAGGCAGCTCAATTATTGACGGTAAGACGGTGCAACATTCCGAGCGTTTAGGTTTAGTAGAACTGCATTGGTACGCCTACGGCGACTACGGCGCGGGCTACCGCTGCTCACGTGGCGAGGGTAAAGCCGGGGTAAAGATATTCACGGCCACAGATAACGCCGGTAGTTATCAAGGTTCGCCCCGGTGGTTTCATTGCGAATTATCTAAAGAAATGGCCGCCGATGCTGCCAAATTTGAGGCGGCGTGGCGTAGTTTGCCTAAGCCGTAAGGGTTTTAGGGCATTGACCCCACATAGCTAGCGTGTTTCGCTAGGGTTTTTAACACCCGACGAAAGGCTAACACCATGCCCAAAATACTTTTACTACCACTACTGCTATGTACGTTTGCCGTGCCAGCTCGAGCAACTGCCGCACCAGTCAAAGACTGCCCGCAATACCACAAGCAACTACAGGCCCACGGTTTACCGCCTAAAATCTTCGGCCCGATCATGTACCGAGAGTCGCGCTGTAACCCCGCCAGCAAATCGGCGCTACGTCGTAACAGCACCTACGATTTAGGGGCACTACAAATAAACAGCAGTTGGCGCACCGTAACCGCACGAACATGCCGTGTAAGCCCGTCTGTGGTCGTTACAGCGCTGTTAAAGCTCGACTGCAACCTAAAGGTAGCGGCCGTGTTGTACAACGGCGGTAAAGGCTTAGGCAACTGGCGCGCAACTTCGGGTAAATGACACACGCCCTATTCATAATCTGTTATGGTGACTGCACATTTCCCGACGAAAGGTACCCCGACAAAATGACAAACCATAAGCCCGGCTGGCAAATAGCTAGCCAATACAAACCGCTAACACTTTTAGCCCGTGACCTACGCAAGCATGCACAAACCCACGCGTTCGACGATGGACAGCTAGTAGCAGACCTTTTAGCCGCCGCTAATAATCTCGACGTGTTCGCTATGGATCTCGAGCGTCGCATAGATGAGGCGGGACTATGACCGCGCAACCGTCACTATTTGACCGGATAGTAATTGACACGCCACCTAGCGAGGCTGCAATAGCCGAAGCAATGCGCAAGGCCATAGAGCGCTACAGAGCCGAACGGCCACCACTAGCGGGCAACCACACCGTACCCGGCAAAAATCCTGTAAGTCAGGCTGCCGCCCGGCGCGCTTTTGGTCGTTCCGGTAACGCCCGCGAACGTATCTACAACGTCATTAAGGCACACCCCGACGGCCTAACAGCACACGAAATACGCCAACTAATAACAATGCCATTTAACACCGTGGCAGCGCGTGTAAGCGACCTAAATCTCGAGGGCTGGCTAACAGACACCGGACAGCGCCGCCCCACAGACACGGGCGCTATGGCTACCGTGTGGGTAATTCAAGAATGAGTAACTACCAATTCTTTACGGCTGTCTTTTTTGGTTGGGTATGCCATTCGTTTTACGCAGCTATGCGACGAATGAACCGCGAGATAGAACGCGAAAAACTACAACGCGACCGAGATAGGTACTACCGGTGAGTTTTGACCTATCCGAATACGTAGACGTTAAACACCGCCTAAACCTTGCGCTACATAAACACCCCGATTTACGCATAGTTGAGGACGCCCCCGAACTAATCACTATTGGCGAACGCGTCTACATTCAATGCGCCGTTACCGTGTTTCGGTCGGCCGATGATCTACTACCGGGGCGCGCCTACTGTTGGGAAGTATGGCCCGGGCGTACACCGTTTACTAAAGAGTCGGAACAGCAAAACGGCGCTACATCGGCGCTCGGTCGCTGTCTCGGGTACATGGGTTTTGGTATCGATACAGGCCTAGCGTCATCGAATGAAGTACGCACAGCACAGGGCAATAACCACCCGAGCACAGACAAACCTACGGAACGGGCAGCGGTTGGCTCGAGAGCTACAGCAGCGCCAGCATCGCCACACTTCCCCCATGTCAACAGCGACAAACCCCGAGGGTTAGCAACAGACGCACAGTTACGGTTACTAAATACAATGCTTACCGAGCGAGGGCTACCAGCGCCCGCAGCTGGCATCACATTTACCGAGGCCAGCGACGAAATAGGCCGCCTAAAAAACATACCGAAAGCTAAATAATGCTGCTGCTTGCGTGGTATGCGCTGTTAATCTCGCTCGGTATTGCGATAGTTCAAGGCTTACGTAAATGAGTCTTACGGTAGGTTCATTATTTTCAGGGATAGGCGGCTTAGATCTAGGACTAGAACGCGCCGGCATGAACGTAATTTGGCAATCAGAAATCGACCCGTACGGCTGTCGAGTATTAAAAAAACATTGGCCCGAGGTGCCCAATCATGGCAACATCAAAGAAATTAACTGGCGAAACGTTATTCGACCCGACGTTTTATGTGGCGGCTACCCATGCCAACCCTTTAGCACCGCAGGCAAACGAAACGGCACCGACGACCCTAGACACCTTTGGCCTTGGGTTAGGGAAGCCATTAGCGAGCTACGACCTAAATACGCAATCTTGGAAAATGTGCGAGGCCACGTTAGTCTCGGACTTTCCACCGTTCTCGGGGAAATGGCCAGCATCGGGTATGACGCTGAGTGGCAAATTGTTTCCGCTGCCTCGGTTGGTGCCCCGCACCTTAGAGAACGCGTCATTATCTTGGCCTACCCCAACGGTGGACGACAGCAAGAATGTCAATCCGAAACCAAACAGACGACCGGGATTAGTTGCGGCTGTAAACAATGCACCGACACCCTCGGGGAATTGGCCTACGCCGACGGTATCGGATC